TGTAATTCAGTTATAGTAGTAGACGTAACACCATAACTAAGGAGCAATAATGGCAAAGCTAAAGATAACAAGGGCTAATGGCGAAGTCACAGAACACAAGATAACGCCAGGTGTCGAGTACGCTTTCGAGTTAAAGTATCAAGCAGGAATTAGTAAAGTCCTACGCGATCACGAAAGGCAGACCGAGATTTATTTCTTGGCGCACGAGTGCTTGCGTAGGGCTAATATAACTGTACCTATATTTGGTGCTGAGTTTATAGACAGTCTAGAAACTGTCGAGGTATTAGACGACGAAAAAAAATAGTACAGCGTGATTCTACGCTCTACACGATAGCCAGCCTATCTGTAGAACTTGGGATTGCGCCTAATGAGTTCATTAATATGGACCCAGAAATGCTGCGAGCAATCGTGCAGGTACTAAGCGATAGAGCCAAGGAGATCAAAAATGCCAGTCGAGGTCGTAGGCGTTAAAGATGTCATAAATGGTTTAAGTTTTATTGATGAAGACCTGAGAATAAGAGTTAGCAGTGCAATAGACCCGTTGATGAGGCAGGTTGCGGATAAAGCTAGAAGTTATGTGCCATCAAATAGCCAGGTGTTATCAGGATGGTCTAAACCATTATCTTCTAATGTTGATAAACCATTCCCCAAGTTTGATAGCGGCGTGGCTAAAGCAGGTATTGGTTATAATCCTGGGAAAAATAAAGTTTTAAAAAACGGCTGGCAAGTAAGCCAATATGTTTACAACGTTAGCAGGGGCGGATCTATTTATGAAACCGCAGGAAGATTAAACCCACAAGGGCGAGCACCATTTACATTTAAGCATGAAGGTAGTGGCACCTATGTAAGAAAATCTGCTAAAAGTAAAGCATTAGAAGATTATGAATCTAACAATCCATTTGCCAGCCAACAATTTATTGCACAATTAGTTCCAGTTACAAAGCCTAAAAGAGTACCTGGGCAACTTGGCCGTGGTGGAAGAAAAATGCAGGGTCGTTTAGTTTACAAGGCTTGGGCCGAAGATAGCACCAAAGTTTATGAAGCTATATTAAAAGCGATAGACAATACAGCCGTGGAGTTCACACGCAAAACAGCAATTAAAAAGGCTGCGTAATGGCCAATATATTCGTCGCAGCGGCGGCCACCTGGAACGGTAAGGCTCTTAAAAAAGGTCAAAAAGATATATCTGCTTTTGATAAACAAACACAAAAATTAGGCAAGACCTTTAATCGTGTCTTTGCTACGACAGCATTAGTTGCCTTTGGCAAAAAGGCTGTGAATGCTTTTGCAGCCGATGAGAAGGCCGCTAAATCGTTAGCCGTTCAGTTACAAAACACAGGCAATGCATTCAGGGTAACCGAAGTAGAAACCTATATTGCAGGCCTACAGAATTTATACGGAGTACTCGACGACCAACTTCGCCCAGCCTTCCAGACTTTATTAAACGCGACAGGCTCAGTTACTCTTAGTCAAGAGGCTTTAGAAACCGCACTAAATGTCAGTGCTGGCACAGGTAAAGATTTAGCCACAGTCGTAGCAGCTATCGCCAAAGGCGCATCAGGTAGTACCACATCAATAGCAAGATTAGGCACAGGATTAGATAAAGCAACAATAGCCACTGGCGATATGAATTTAATTATGGCGGCCCTTGATGCTAAGTTTAAAGGTCAAGCATTAGCAAGGTTAGACACCTACGCAGGCAAAATGGATTTACTAAAGGTCAATGCTGGTAATGCTACAGAAATTATAGGCAAAAGTTTAATAGATGCTTTAATGATTATAGGCAAAGATAACTCAATACAAGACGCTGCAGATTCTATGAATAGTTTTGCTTTGGCTATTGCCGATACAATTAGGGGACTAGGCACTTTAGTTGGCGAAGTTAAAAAGTTTATGGAAACTGATGTTGGTAAACTATTATCAGCTCTAGCCTTCCTTGTATTTGGATCTAAAAAACTAATTATCGGTGGGGCGTTAGCCTTAATTGGTTACGATATAGGTAAGAGTAATGCTCCTGGTAAACCAAACGTAGGTGGTTATTCAGGCATACCAGACCTGCGTACTTCTCAAGCACTTCTTAAAGCACGTAAAGAAGAATATAATATAATTACAAAGAAAAACGCTATTGAGAATAAGAATGTAGAAGAATTAAAGAAGAAGTTTGACCTAGAGCGCATAAGCCTAACCACTGCCCTTAATCAAGCAACCGATGAAGAGACTAAATTACGCCTGAAGGCACAGCTAGCAATACTAGACAATAACGAAGCCTTGGCTAAGAAGTTACTAGCCGAGATGGAAGCAGCCGAAGCACTGAAAAAATTAGCAGATGCCGCGAACAAGGCAGCAGATGCATTAGATAGAAACATGAATAAATACGATGCAATGATAGCAAGTCTAATTACACAATTTACGGCACTGGGATTATCACTGCAAGAATCCATGGCATTAGCTGCTATGTCTGCTAGATATCAAGCACAGGCTGATGCAATTGCGGCTGGTAAAGCTCCAGTCAAGGGGGCTGCGCCATCAGTTATAGCACCTGGCTTACCTTCACAGCCAGCTAGTTACTTCCAAGATCTAGCAACTCAATTGGTAGGCACAGCCTCCTATTCAGGTATGAACGTGTCACAAATAGCAACTGAGAGAGCCAGGGAATCTGGCAATAGATCCCTAGATGTAAATGTAAGAATTGATACACCGTCTGGTGATAAGTTTGCACAGCTAGTAGCCGAGAGCATTCAAGTCGCTGGCCGTACTGGGTTTAGCACCGCCCCTAATGGTGGCTTACCAGGATGACCGTACCAGTAATAAATGCTGTAATTAACTTTAGCACTGGGCCTAGTTTTGCTCAGGCCCTTATTTTGGGATCAGGAATATTAGATACAAACATATTAGCCGACTCAGCATCGGTAATTGTAGACGTATCAAATAAAATTAACCGCATAGAAACCAACCGAGGCCGTACTGCATTATCTGATCAATTCCAAACAGGCTCACTCACCTTGCGCATTGTAGATCAAAATGGCGACTTTAATCCGCAGAACGTCAGCGGACCGTATTATAATTTATTAACACCTATGAAGAAGGTGCAGATTACCGCAACTTATGGCAGCGTTATTTATCCTATATTCTCAGGGTTTATTACAAGTTATGTGACTACTTACCCTGGCGAATCCGATGACACAGTAGCCATTACAACTATCCAGGCAGTGGATGCATTCAGGTTGGCCCAGGTAGCCCAGATCAGTACGGTTGCAGGTGCCAGCGCTGGAAATCTAAGTGGAACCCGTATTAATCAGATTTTGAACGAGATAGATTGGCCAGCAACCATGCGTGACGTCGACGCAGGGTTGACTACGCTCCAGAACGATCCTGGCACCAACAGAACAGCCTTAGCAGCCTTAACTACGGTCGCCACGTCAGAATACGGCGCTTTATACGTAGACGCCGCTGGCTCCTTTGTATTCCAGGACAGAGCCGTAACCGCTGGATCTATTGGCGGCACACCCACGATCTTTGCAGATAACGGCACAGGTATAACCTATTTTGATGCTAGCTGGATTCTAAACGACGTGCTTATATTTAATAAAGCCACAATTACGAGATCTGGCGGCAGTGCCCAGGTAGCCTTAAATCAAGCCAGCATTGATAAATACTTCTTACACAGCTACTTCTTAGACAACCTACTTATGCAGAGCGACGCCGTAGCACTAGATTACGCCCAGGCCTATGTCGCGAGCCGCGCAGAGACAACTATTCGAGTGGATTCCATAGTGCTTGACTTATACACAAACAATTACAACACAGGCATAATCGCAGCCCTAGACCTAGACTTCTTTGATCCGATAAAGGTAATTACTACCCAGCCAGGCGGCTCTATCCTAGAGAAAACACTTCAAATTTTCGGTGTACGTATGAATATAACACCGAATAGTTGGCGCACTACTTTTACAACACTAGAACCCGTTATCGACGCATTTATCCTAAATGATACGATTTATGGGACTTTAGACTATAATGTCCTCAGTTATTAAGGAGTAAAGATGGCAGCAGGATTAGGATTTAAGGACTTCACTACAGGCGAGGTTCTCACCGCCGCAGATGTTGATGGTTATTTAATGCAGGGTATCTGGGTGTTTGCTACTGCAACAGCTAGAGATGCAGCCGTAACCTCACCGCAGGAAGGCAACTTTGCATTTACTAAAGATAATAATTCTCTATGGTATTACGATGGTGCAGCATGGGTAGCATCAGGTGCAACAGGTGATATTGAAGGTGTAACTGCGGGCATTGGTATATCAGGCGGCGGCACTTCTGGCACAGTTACTGTTACTAACTCAATGGCTACTGCTATTGATGCTAAAGGTGATTTAGTAGCTGGTACTGGCGCAGATACTTTCGCTAAATTAACTGTAGGCGCTAACGACACAGTCCTTACAGCAGACTCAACTACAGCCACAGGATTAAAATGGGCTGCTGCTGCTGCAACTGGCAAACCAATTTTACAATATGTCACTGCCTCAACAACAACCCCTGTTTCAATTACATCTTCTAGTTATACGGATAGTGGGCTATCTGCATCTATTACACCAACGTTAAGTACATCAAAAATTTTAGTGTTAATTTTGCAACCTTCTTATTCTTATAGAAGTCCAGGAAACGCTTTCCAAATTTTGTCTCAAATTTTAAGAGGTTCAACTCAAATAGCATTTAATGATAGATTTTGTAGAGTTTGGGATTCATCTACTACTACTGCTGAACTTGGATATAACAGCACTTTTATTTATTTAGATAGTCCTGCTACAACTTCTGCAACAACATATAAAACACAATATAAACACGATGGAAGTTCAAATACTGTAATTGAATTACAATATAACAATTCTACTTCTCAAATCATATTAATGGAAATTGGTGCGTAATGGCAAACTATTTAGTAAAAGCAATATTAAAATTGAAACCTAACGCTGAATTTTCAATTACAGATAATGATTACTCAACAATTAAATGGGATGTATTAGATGGTGATGCACCTACTCAGAAAGAAATAGATGCTGCAATAGAGCAGGTCAAGAGTGACGAAGCCGAAGCCGAAACAAGCAAAGCGCAAGCCAAAGCAACTGCCGAAAGTAAGTTAGCAGCACTTGGTTTAACTACTGATGATTTAAGGGCTTTAGGTTTATAGCACAATCTTGAGGAAGTGTGGCAAATGAAACCATGGTTATGTGCAGGCGGTGTACAGCTACGAGATCAGATTGATACCTGGTACCCAGATCGTCGCACTACCAATTGCGGATGGTTGGGCGATGCTCGTCATGCCGCCAGAAAATCGGATCATAATCCAGACGCAAGTGGGTGTGTACGAGCCATTGATGTTGATTCTCGCCTGGATACATCCGAGGGGATCTCAGTATATTTGGCTGACCAAATCAGATTATGCGGCAAGACCGATAAACGCATTTCTTACGTAATACATAATGGCATGATCGCCAGCAAGATACTTAACTTTAAATGGCGTAAGTACAAGGGTTATAACAAACATACAAAGCACATCCATATTAGTTTTACAAAGTTAGGCGATAAAGACTCTAGGCCGTTTGATATACCACTACTGGGAGGCAAGTTATGAAACTAACAAAGAAACACAAGGCTGCAATTAAGTCTTATTTAAGGGCTGTAGCAGCTAGCGGTATAACCGTGGTTCTGGCTATTGCCGCTGATATACACCCTGCTTATGCCACATTATTGGGTGCCGTTGTAGCACCTCTAATTAAAGCTGTAGATCCTTCTTCTGGTAAAGAAGTTGATTATGGCATCGATGCGAAATGAGTCCAGCAGAGTGGGCTGGCTTTGGGGCTGGCGTATGCGCCGTGCTAACAAGTTTATTAGTGGGTCTGCGCTTTCTTATTAAAGGCTGGCTTAATGAATTGAGGCCCAACGGTGGCCAGAGTATGAAGGATCAATTAACTCGACTAGAACAGCGTGTTGATGACCTATATTCTCTAATGAGTAAGCGACAATTGTGACGTGGCTGACACCAGACGTAGGCGTAAGAAAGTTAATAAACGCATAGTACGTAAGTCCCCTGAGCCGTTGTCTAAAATAGATCAACA